CCAAGGCTCGCAGTCGCCGCGGCGGCACCAGAGGAGAAGCTCAGCGTCGGGGCAGTTAGGAATCCGGCTCCGCCATAGGTCACAAGGACCGCAACGACGCCCCAAGTGGTATTGTCGATATTGCAACCGGCTCCGTGGCCAGTGGACGAAATCGAAGTGAGGTAGGTTCCACCTAAACCTGGAAGGGTTCCCGAAGTGATCTGGCCCTGTTGGACAATGGACATTGCCGTGACATTGCCAGTGCCGCCGACAGCAGTGACCTTAAGCAGGATTCCATTTCCGAAGTTTAGGATGTCGCCGATGGCATTGTTGTTTCCACTCGTGGGGATGTTCCAGTTGAGTATCCCCATCGCCACGATAAGTGTTGGTGAAGCGGTGTAACTCCCGGAGATGTAGATTATTGGAATCGAAGTATATCCGGAGCCTTCATTGGTGACAGAGACGTTGGTGATCCCCGCGCCGATGAATGGACTCTGCGGAATCGGTGGGGTTTGCGTGAAGTCCGGGGCGATGTTGGAATCAATGAAGGTCGTTCCCTTACAGGTCCCAATGAAGCCGAACTCGACTCCGGATGGAACCGTGCCAAATGCTGAGATTGTTGCTTCGTAAACGTTGTAGGCAACTGCCCCAGGCGCTGCCACCCAAGTGATCTGGTTCGATCCAGCAGTGGTGCGGATGTTCCCGTTGTTCATCGTGCCGACATTCGACATCGCGGACTCTTGGCCATTGACATCGATCGAGGTGACCGCGTAGGCGTAGTTCCAGCCGCTTCCGCCAAGGGTGGAGGTCACCGAGGATATTCCCGGAGGGTTGACGGTAGCGCCGATCACCACCGGGACAAATGTCCAGTTGTTTGGCGCGACCAAGGTCAAGGCATATGGAGGATAGTTCGGATGGCAAATGATCATCTGTCCAACAGATTGGGCGAACTTAAGCAATCGGAGGTTATCAGCGGAAGTATATGGGGTTGGGACAGTGTAGATCCTCGCGGCGGTTCCACCAGAGGCATAGGCACCGTAGGCGGTTGAGTCCAGGTTCGCCCCGGAGAGATACCCAATCGTGATGAAGTTCCCGGAGACCCCAATGACCTGGAAGTATCTCCCGTTTAGCTGCGTCATTCCCACGACGGAGTTGACCGCGATCCAATCGCCGACGGAATAGTTGTTCCCCGGGATGTTGAGAACGCAGGGATTGGCCTGGGTGGCGCCGGTGATTGCGAAGCTGGTCTCGACAATAGGCGCTCCATCGTAGTAAAACCGGATATACCCTCCAGAGAGCCCATAGGTCCCGAACTCAAGGACGTAACCCGCTGCGAAGCTTGCTTGGAATGGAATAACCCGGACCGGATTCTGAGACTGATAGGCTTGGAGGACATACTTGGTCCCAGGCCGAGAGCTTGCTCCACCTCGATAGTCCACGAAGAAGTTCTGGAGCAATGCTGCGCCAGAGCGATACTTCTGCATGTCCACGCGTGCGTATAGGTTCGGGGACCACTCCCCGGAATTAAAGCTTGCTTGGACCGCTACATCAGCCATAGGTCACCCAAAGCTCGGCCAGAGGCTTCCCCAATCATATCCGATCTCGGGGCCTCCGTAGTTCTGTGGGAAGTCCACTCCGCGGATACGGATGAAGTCCGGAGTCACATCATTGATGATGAGTTCCTCGTTCGCGTCCGCAGTGCGGGCTTGAACGATAAGCATGTTTGCTTCTTGAATAGCGCCGTTGGCAAGTTTCTTGTCCCCGGTCAGGGGAAGAGTCAGGACCGCCCCAAGGACCTTAACGAAGGCTTCCTGGAATAGATCGTCCATAAGGTTCGGGTCAATGATATCTTGGCAATAGACCAATGTCGAGAACTCTTGATTGCAAAGGATCACGCGTTGCGGAGCGGCAGGACCTTGGACAATGTTGAAGCTGGCCCCGATTCCGGAGCCGGAAGTCGACCCTTGAGCAATTGGGTTGGATTGGACAGCGAAGTAACTGCCGCCAACCGGAGTGGACTCCGCGGGAAGGACCGAGACCACGCTGACGCTGGTGATGGTTCCACCTCCACCTATCCCAGTCACGAGAAGTTGCACCGGAGCGCCAATCGGCGGGGTGCCCTGAGCATACCCTGCAAGGGTGATGATGTCGCCAATGGCATGTCCGGAACCGCCTGCGGCCGGCGAGGCTGCGGACACTCCATAGAACGTATCCGTCATCACCCGGAACTTAATCGGCGGTCCAGCCCAGAAACTTGGCGCTCCACCAGTAACTGCGGTGGTAACCGGGACGCCGCCGGCATAGCCAGTCTGTGTCGCAGGAATGATCCAACAGGCTCGAAGGCAATCCACCGGATAGGAATACTCATATGCCCACGGTGGAGTCGGCTGTCCTGGGCCCCAAAGCAACGTCGCCGCAGAAGTGTTCTCCGGAGTCCCTGGGGCCGAGGTAATATAGACTAGGTTCGCGGTTTTAAGCGCGCAGTTCCATGGGGCCATCCGGAGAAGTTGCCTCCGAACCGGGACCAAGGCAAGGTTCGCTTGGATTGCTTCGTTGGAGGAATTGTTCGCAAGTTCCGTTGCCGACACCGACGTCCGGGTCCCCGGAACTTGCAAGGCACGGTTGACGATGTCGACAAGGGCTGTCATGTGAAGGCCTCGATACGTTGCTTGAGGACAGTGTTATACCCGAGCATGTAGTGAAGCTGTTCGCGCAGGCGATCTTGTTCGCGCTCGGGAAGCTGGGGGAAGATAGGATCGACAAGAACATTCCTGAGTCTTGTGATCTTATCTTCAAGCTCCCTTTGTTCATCGATCATCTTATCCAGCATTAGTGCTTCCCCTGCGTTCCGCAGCAGCCATGGTTGGTCCCGCCGCCGAGGCCCGGGCCCTGTTGGTGCTGATGCTTCGGACCAACCGGCGTGGAATACGGAAGCGGCTTGACTTCCATCTTTCCACCATTGGTCGCCCGAGGTCCGGACTTAACCTCCGGGCCGAACTGTCCATGAATGTCCTTGCTCATATCATTCTCCTTCCATTGTCGGGGCGGGCGCCGAAGGGCTCAGGGCGGTCTTTGAGCTCGTGTTCGCGCTCGCGCTCGGCTTCATGTTCGTGTTCATGCTCCAAGCGATCGGCTTCGAGCTTTGCCATGTGTTCGGCTTCGGCCTTGGCTTCGGCTGCCTTACGCTCGGCCAAGATCTTGACGAACTCTTCGTTGCGCTCGCGAAGTTGGAACAAGGCTTCGTTCCGAGCGAGTTCAGCCTCAGGGATGCCCTGAGACTTATGGATGATGTCGAGTAGTAGCCAGTGCTCTTTCCAGTCCATTAGTGCCTCCCTTGGCTTCCACCCTTGTGCGATTTGGTCGACACAGGGGCTGGTGCTTCATATCCGCGACCTTTCACAAGGTCTTTACTCTGCGGCGTGGTTCGGATCTGTTGCAATCCGATGTTCGAGACTTTGTCGACCGAAACGGCGTGCGCCTTCGGTTCGACCTTACCGGCGGAGGCGGTTGTCCGGCCGGGGTGCTTCTGGTTCATGAGGAGCTTCCTTCTTCATTAGTTGATGGGACCAGTCCCAACGATTGTCAGATTCCTTTGCCATTTCCCTACGGACCTTCTCGAACGCCCCGAGGTCGGAATGCATCTGTTTAAGTAGATGCCGCAGCCGATCGTCACAGCGTTCGACCTCACGCATGACATGGTCCGGGACTGGAAGACCATGTTCATCGTAGAGATTCTTGATGTCGTGGATGTCATGCATATACATGATAAACCGCCGCATCATCTCCGGGACTTCGGATTCGGCCTCGACGATATAGTTGAGGACCTTGCCGAGTTGCTCCCGGATGATCTTCATATCACCGGCGATGCGTTCGAGATAGACTTCTGAAGAGAACTTTGGATCTGTCATAGTCCTGTGCTTCCGCCTGTGAGTTTGACGCTACCGGTTCCTGAGAGCGAGCTTGTTCCAGATACCCCAGCAATGCCAAACATTGTTCCAACTTGCGTGTATGATGGATAGCCATAGCCATTTGCATTGCTTTCTTGCACGAGATAGTTAATCGCCGATCCAGCAATGGTGAAGGTATTGTTGTTCACGTATGTGTGAGTAACAGCGGTTCCATTTAAGAAAATGGCAGGGGTGCTAGCTATGTTGTCTACGTTTGGTGTGTAAATAGTGTTCCCGGTTATGTTTGTGTAGATGAACGAAGGTGTCGCTCCACCATATTGACCAACAGCGATGGCGCTTATACCGCAGCTTTCGAGGACATTGTTGGCGATTACGTTATCTGCTTGAGCCACATTAGGAATGATTTGATCCGCAGCCGAAATACAATAGTCAATGCCATAGGTCCCAGGGTAGGCGTAGTTGTTTAATATCTGATTGTCGTTTGC